TGTCAGGGAGCATAGAGAGATAGTGCTCCACGTTGACGCGGGCACCGTAAACGTCCGGGTTGTAGCTCGCCGCCGCATCGCGGAGGTGCTGCGGCTGGATCTCGCGCCCGTCAACGGTGGCGCCGGAAACCGCAACGCGAAACTTCTTGCGGGCGGGTTTAGTCGTGCTGGCCATGTCGTTTCATCCTGTTGGTTTGTGTCAGTCGCAGCATCATCGCAGAGCCTGAAAGCCACGCGCCACGCGGTTTTGTTGTCGGAGAACGGCCAGACCTGAAAGCCCGAGCCGCGGGGATCGCGCGCAGGTAATCTCCCTGCTCAAAAGGGGGAAGTGATGATTCAGGATGCGTTTATTCGATTAAGGGCAAAACAGCTCTACTGGCAGGGTTACCCGCCCGCCGAAATTTCGCGACTAATGGGTATCAACTCAAACACGGTTTATTCGTGGAAAAAGCGCGACGCATGGGATGACACAACGCCCATCAAACGGGTGACGCAATCCATTGATACCCGTCTCTGCCAACTGAGCGCGAAAGACAATAAAACCAGTGGCGATTTCAAAGAGATTGATCTGTTAACCCGGCAGTTGAAAAAGCTGGATACCGGACAGGCCTCCACTACCACCGACATTAAAAAAACCAGTCGTCGCAAGAAGAAAAATCACTTCTCCGAGGAGCAGATCGAGGTATTGCGCTCAAAAATTCTCGACTCTCTCGCATGGCACCAGCGCGGCTGGTACGAACAGCGCGATCAGCGTAACCGGATGATCCTCAAATCGCGGCAGATTGGCGCTACCTGGTACTTTGCACGCGAGGCATTGCTGGGCGCACTGAGAACGGACGTTAAGCACGACTACCAGCGCAACCAAATTTTTCTGTCAGCATCCCGCAAGCAGGCGCTCCAGTTCCGCAACTTCATCCGCAAAGCGGCTGAAGAGGTGGATGTCGAACTTAAAGGCGGTGAGCAAATCACGCTGTCAAATGGCGCAGAACTTCATTTTCTCGGGACATCCGCTGCGACCGCGCAGTCGTACACCGGGCACCTGCGATTTGATGAGTTTTTCTGGACCGGTAACTTTATCAATCTGCGTAAGGTTGCCGGCGCCATGGCAACGCTCAAAGGCTTAACGCGCACGTACTTCTCCACGCCATCCAGCGAAAGCCATGAAGCCTATCAGTTCTGGACCGGAGATCGGTGGAATGCGAAACGACCTAAAGCGCAGCGGGTTGATTTCGACGTGTCCTGGAAGAAAACGCATAGCGGCGTGCTTTACCCAGATAAAACGTGGCGGCAGATCGTCACTATTCAGGACGCTATCAACAACGGCTGGGACTACACCGACATTGATGAAATCCGGGACGAAAACAGCCCTGATGAATTTGAAAACCTGTACATGTGCGAGTTCGTCAAAGACGGCGAAAGCGCGTTCAATCTTAGCCAGTTACTGGGGTGCGGCGCTGACGGGTATGACGACTGGCCCGACTGGAAACCGTTCGCCAGTCGCCCTATGGGGCAACGTGAGGTGTGGCTGGGCTACGACGCCAACGGCGGCAGCGGCAATGGTGATGCCGGTGCTCTGTCCGTGACGGTCCCTCCCCTTGTAGCCGGCGGCCGGTTTCGCACGGTTGAATTGAAGCAACTGCGAGGGCTTGAGTTTGAACAGCAGGCGGCGGTCATCAAAGAGGCTGCCGAGCGCTACAACGTCACTCACATCGCCATTGACGGGCAAGGCGTCGGGGAGGCGGTCTGGCAGATTGTTAAAAACTGGTTCCCAGCCGCTATTTGCTACCAGATGAGCCTCTCTTCCAAGCGCGCTCTTGTCCTCAAAATGTTGCAGGTCATCCGCGCTGGCCGCTGGGAATATGACCGCAGCGAGCAGAGTCTGGTCAGAGCCTTTAACGCTGTTCGCAAAGTTGTTACGCCCGGAGGTTTCATCACTTACGAAACGGACCGATCGCGCGGCGTAAGCCATGGTGATATGGCGTGGGCAACCATGCTTTCGATTATTAATGAACCGTTGGGCCAGGAAAGTGGCGGCGGTGGTTTCGCAATGGGATGGTAACTTTGAAAAAGAAATACGGTAAAAAGCCAATAGCCAGCACCGCCGGCCCTGACATTGTGGAGGCACTGAAGGCCGATCCAGCGTTGACAGCGTTCAGCTTTGACGGTCCTTATCCCGTACGTGATATGGCCGATTTGCTGGACAATCTCTATTGCATGGATAACGGGCGATACTATGAGACGCCGGTGGATTTTTACGGACTGGCTAAAGCCCCGCGCCAGAGCGCCTGGCATGAGTCGGCGTTGTACTTCAAACGTAATGTGCTCACCGGCTGTTTTATCCCGCACAACCTGCTCAATCGCCAGACCTTTTCCGCGTTTGCGCTGGACTGGTTCACGTTTGGCAATGCCTATCTCGAATTGCCGCGTAATCGGCTGGGCGGCCCGCTTCCCTTCAAGCACTCTCTTGCGAAGTACACCCGGCGCGGGAGCACAGATCTCGATCAATACTGGTTTATCAGGCGCTGGAAAGAAGAGCACACGTTTAAATCAGGAACGGTTTGTCACGTTCTGAATCCTGATATTAATCAGGAGGTCTACGGTATGCCGGAATATATGGCAGCACTGCTGGCCGCCAGCCTGGCCCACTCCGCTGACATGTTCCGTAAGTTGTACTACGACAACGGATCGCATGCTGGATGTATTGTCTATATTGGCGCTGGACAGGTTGATGATAAAAGCATGAAGGCAGTCAAAGAGACGTTGACCGGTGCGCGTGGGAAAGGCGCATTTAAAAACCTGCTGCTGCATGCGCCAGGCGGCGGCAAAGACGGCGTGCAAATCCTCCCCTTCCAGCAGATCACGGCGAAAGATGAGTTTATCAACATTAAGAACGCCACACGTGACGACATACTCGCAGCGCACCGTATCCCGCCGCAGCTGATGGGCGCCATGCCAGAGGGAAACGGCTCATTTGGGGATATCGAGAAAGCCGCCCGGGTCTACGCTATCAACGAGCTGACGCCCGTAATGGAGGCGCTGAAGGTGGTCAATGAGTGGATCGGAGAAGAAGTGATCCGCTTTAACCCTTATGCGTTGCTTACCCCTGAGAAATAACCGCCAGAAAACTCAGTTTTTTAAACAACATCAGCCATTTATAACGGGCCAGCGTTTTGCTGGCCTCATCTTTTCTGCTTAAAGAATCCCACATCAGCGCCCCTCTGCGCGTCGCTGCTTTTTCCCTGCACAAGGGCATGCCGCCAACCAAAACGACCGCTCACCGTGACGCAGAAACCGTGAAATTGCGTATTCTGCCGCCTTACCTACCCTGACCCGTTTGCGGGGGCTTGCCCCCCGTCACCTGCGCGCAGCTATCCTTTCATTTTTCGTGCATGCACAAAACCGGCCCCAGACCGCTCTGCGTATGGGTTTAATGGGGATAAAACGCATCAAAAAATAGTGTAGCTTTGTGCGTTAGTGTGCATACCGCTGAAAACGACCATTCATGGTTAGGAAGCGTTCCTCATAGCAGGTCATATTTCATCTGTTCTAATGTCAATTCCGAGCGAAGTACGGAAGTTCTCAGCTGTTCTCCAAGTCGATGGAGGTATTGCTAACACAACCATGTCTTAATGAACGGAGAGCGGGCAATGCCGTATGCATTTTCGTTCGAAATTCTATTTTCAACAAAGAAAACATGGGTATAATAACTATGATCACTTAAATTTCCTTGTCAACGAACGATAAGAAAGGTGGTATAAATGTTCTGTGTATCAGTGAATTACATGATTATAAGGGAAGAAAATGATTAAACTAATCATTCGAATATTGACCTTAACAGGATCGATTGCAGCCTTTGTTGCAGCTATTTCATTGAATAGTAATAATTTCTATTTTACATCTCTGAGCTTGTTTGTCGCCTTTTTAGGTACTCTCATCAAATCAAAAAAAGAAGCAACTATCCAAAACACTGCGACACAAAAAGGGGGGGCTTTCTCAAAGAATACTCAAAATAATTA